ACCGTTAAGATAAAGTCCGGCTTGCTTCGCACTCGCCAAATTATACTTAGCTGTTGGGTCTACATAAGTAGTCCCCTCACTAACCTTTTGAACAACTGCCTTGACTCCGTAATGAACCAACATGTCATAGTAATTGTCATACGTCATCAATCCGTTGTTATTAGAAGTATCCACCATGTCGGTATTTGCTGCATTGACCTGCGATGGCAGGGCAAAAGAAATAGCCGCCAAGAAGGCGACTACCAAGGTGATTAGTTTAGTTTTAAATTTCATGGTGCCCTCCTTATTGCTGTGGAGCAACAGATGATGGTGCCAGTTGAGCCTTAACTGCGTCTGCGGCCGCCTGAGCTGCGGCAGCTACCTTATCTTGATTAGATGCTTCCTGATCAACTGTCTTTTGTGGATAGGTTTCTGCTAGGCTGTCTTTCAAATCCGCAAAAGCTTTCTCAACTGCGTTGGCAATTGTCTGCTCGTTTGTGCTGGTGAAGCCAAGCGATTTTAAACCATCTTTCACAGCTTGAATGGCAGTCGATTTCTTGACCGCACCGTCAATCGCCTGTGTCACACCTAGCTGTTCTGCTGCTGTTACCGCAGCATTTGCCAATGGGCCTAATACCTTTACCAAGGTGAGTGCCTGTTTGTTAGCCAGCAATTGTTTTGAGATCCAAGTCCCAATGATCGGGATTGCTGCTACTGCAAGTGATACCAAAAGTTCTGTCCAATTATTCATCATCATTATCTCCTTTAATGCCTACATGGTCTTCCAATCGAGTGATTCTAACCGAGTGACTGCCAAGCTCGTCATCGTGTGTTTTCAGATGAGCATTCAAGTCTTGCAGCGATTGTTCGTGCAGTTTTAGCTGACGATTAATCGTCCCTGAAAGCACTTGAATATCAGAACGCAATGGATCTAAGGCAATCTTTTTGAACAGCCAGCTGCCCGCACTTACGCCCACCCCTATGATTGATATGAACTCCGCCCAGTCACCAATCGTGTATCCAAAAAATGTCACTTTCTCACTTCCTTCCACAAAAATAGCCGCTAGCTTTTGCTGGCGACATAGTCATTGCCTGTAATTTGCTTGTATTTGTCTGGGGTGATCATTACCGGTACATAAGGTGTTAGATCAATTCCCCAACTGTAAAACAGCACACACTGATCATAATAAGTCACTTGATTTCACCACCTTCATATGCGCTACTTCAAGAGCAAGCGCGGCAATCATTTGCTTTTCTGGTGACGGTGTTGGCATTACATCAGCCGGATAAAGATCAGTAACTCGCTGCTGATCGACAACAATTTTACCGTCAACCAGCTTAGAAGCACCTGCGACAATCTTTTTGAGTTCATTCTCATCTATATCAATCACATTATCGCTTGTGTAGTCGGTACCCCATGCATAAATGAAGCCATCTGCTTGTGTATCAAGTCTTACTTTCATATTTTGACCCCCTAAAAAGCAAAAACGTTAACAAGTACATAATTTCCAGCAATCGAAGGATTACCAGCACCTCCAGAGTTATTCCTATCACCAACAATTTTTTGATTTGTTGGGAAAACTTTTTTGTTAAAAGAAGCCGCGCCATAGGCGACCATCTGAAGCGTCACTTGCTTGCCCGGATGAGCCTGCACATACGAACGATAGATCGGAGTCACAATGTAGTCGTAATCCTGAGCCACACCATTTTTGTATTCAGACCAAACCAGCAACCAGCCATTTAAGCAATCGCTGATGGGTTTGCTAGGCGTAACCTCTTGATCTGCGCCACTCCATCCCAATAAATTCACACCTTGCCACAATAGAGCACCAACATTGTTAAGTCTAGTAATTGCCAATGCGTCAAGACTACTCGTAACCCAATATGACTTTGTGTTCGCGTAATCCTGATACAAACTTCCCAATGTCAACATGCCCAGAGACATTTGTGTGCTGGCCATCAGTGTTCCCTTGTTGTAGATATTGCTAAGAAAACCGAACTGGTCCATGACCACATGTGTGATATGAGTATTGTCAGTATCAGAATACGTATCAGTAACAATTGAGCCATCTGCTATTGTCGTTGTGCCATGAACAGAAAAATCGGCTGTGCCATCGGGCTTTATACCTTTAAAAGAGGAAATGAACTTGGAACCGGTAAATGTAACCCCGTTGAAAGTCATACCGTTGAAGGTTTCAGCAGAAAGAATCTTTGCGTCAATCTTATAAGGATTCCAAGCAGAACCATCATAAGTGTAATAGCCCGTTACAACGCCACTACTATCAGTTAACCAATGCATATCCCCTTTTTTAGGACCAGATGGATATGCAGCACCAACAGTAATGACCGGTACATTATCGCTCCCGTCTTTGCCGTCTCGACCGTCAGTCCCCTTGAACAGTGCCCACGAGTATTTAGTCGGGTCCGTGCTATCTGCTTGGGTCTGGTCAACATATTGGCCGAAATAAGACTTACCATTGCCATCTGTGGTTGAAAAGCCTTGTTTCCCATCAATGCTGTTAGCATAGGCTGTATGAAAGTAGCTAGTTTTGCCATCGGCTCCCTTAGGGCCCGGGATACCAACACCAGTATCACCTTTTGGCCCTTGCACTAGTTGCCAACTATAAACAGCCGGGTTATTACTGTCTGCTTGTGTGAAGTCTGTATAACTACCAATGTATTTTCTAGATCCGGGAGTATCGAGCGAAAAGTTCGTTCTACCATCACTACTGTCAGCATAGGCAATATGGAAGTACGATGTCTTGCCATCGGCACCTGCTTTACCCGGCACCCCATCTTTACCATCAGCACCGTCCGCTCCCTTGATCAGTGACCAGCTATAGTCACTTGGATTCGTGCTGTCACCAGACGTGAAGTCGCTGTAGAAACCAATATACTTACGGTTAGAATCAGTGGTTGAAAAGTCGGTATGGCCGTCTTGGCTGTTTGCGTAAGCAAAGTGAGCATAGGCTGTACGCCCATCAGCACCCGATTTCCCTGGCAAGCCTTGAGGCCCTTTGGGTCCCACGTCACCATCAGCCCCTTTAAAAAGCGCCCAATTGTAATCAGCTGGATTGGAGCTGTCAGCTTGTGTGAAATCGCTATAGGTGCCAATGTACTTTTTGCCATCACCACCGGATACCGTGAACCCGCTTTGACCGCTTACATCATTCGCCCAAGCAGTGTGGAAATAGCTTGTACGGCCATCTGCACCCTTTGCACCCGGAACACCGTCAGCACCGTCTTTGCCCTGAATCAATGCCCACTTGCCAGCGTAATCTGTGGGGTCATCGCTTGGTACAGATGTCTTGTTGCTGTAAACGACTGCCATGTATTTCTTATTGGCTGGGAAAGCTGACATGTTAGTACCCTTATCGTCATCAGCATACCGAATCCATGGGTAATATTGAACCGTTTTGATGTTCTTGATTTGGTCAGCTAGTTCTCGATAAGCCGGATCAACTTGACTAGCTTGAATCAAATAATCTCCAAGCGTTGCCGTCCCTGATTCATTTGAGTATGAATAGGTAAGCTCTAGGACTCTTGCAGAAAGAAAAAGCTGTTCATCTTCATCAACCAGATAAACAGTGTCACCAATTCTGACATTATCAGGCAGCTTGGCAATGTCAACTTCGTAGTTTACTGCTGGATGATTGAACTTCTCCAAGTCAGATAGAACCGATTGTAGAAGCGTTGCTTGAGTAGTGGCTTCATAGGTTTTGGTGCGCGTGATGTGAGCATCTTTAGGATCTGGGTTACTGTTTGATAATAAACGGCTCCAAGTCCTAAGCGCTACTGGGTCTCTTAATACACCATCATCGCCCAATACGTAACGACCATTAGGATCGATCCAGTGGTAACCCTTGAGTGTGATAGGATCGTTACTGCCCTCTGGTGTACCTCCGGTACCAGCAATAGCAGTACACAAGTCAGCAATATCATTAGTCGTAACAATCTTATTAAGATCAGTGTCTACACGCAGATAAATGTCCTTGTTGCCGCCGATGTGTTTCCTAATATCAATATACTTTCCGATGACGGACAAGCCTCTGACTTCAAACCGGAAGCTTAGCTCTACACCGAACTGTGTGGCAACTGACAGAATTCTGGCAAGAATAGGTGAATCGTCTGAATCCCATTTCAAAGTCCGCGTTAGATCCGGAATCTCGTTGTAGCCGATCACAAATCCCGAATCACCAGCAAAAAGTTCAATATACTGAGCGATTGTCATTGCGCTTGAGGCCGCGTAAGCACCAACGGTTCCATTAATTAAATCAATGCTGGCGTCCTCTGCCACAAACGTATTTGTGCCTGCTAGTGGATCATGTTCGGAACTCAGAATGGTTGTCCAAACTGACTCACCAGAACGACCCTTGAACAAAACAAAATTACCCACCTTAGCCATTTCTTTGACCCGAGCCGAATGATCTGGAGAAAAATGCAGCGTTGCACTGTAGGAGCGGTA